CCCATCCTAAACCACCTTCTAATACTATTGGTTCACCCCATAAATTTCTTCTTGGTGGTAATGTATCTGATAGGCCTGGTGTTCTGGATATAATCTGGTCCATAACATCGTATGTTGCTCTAACTGTTGGGTCTATTTCTCTTTCAATATTAGCAATTAATGCTGAATAAGGAACTAATGAAGCACCAAATCTTTTCTTAAAACCATCCAAATATCTGTCTGGGTCAGAGATAGCATTTGCTAAATCTGCAACACCAGATAAATAAGTCTTAGATGTAATATTGTTAATAAGTGCAAAAACGGATGCTGATGCTAGTGTAAATATATCTTCCTCATCTGTTGTATATCTCATTGTATCTGCAACATCTGCTGCTAATCCTAAAAACATACCAAGTGGGTCTGCCCTATTAAATGAATAATATTTGTCTCCAATCTTTATAGAATATGGCTGCCATCCTTGTCTTTCTAATGCTTGTCTTTGTGCAGTATTTCTTGGACCACGACCAGTAATACTTCCATCCATGCCAAGTGATACACCATACATCATTATGCTAGAACCCATGCCCCATTTTGCTAATGCCATATCTCGTCTAGCACCACCTGCTTTAACATCTGCTCTCCAGGATTTTGCTAATGGCGCTAATGGTGAACGCATACCAACAAACTTAGCAATATTTACTGGTGTTCTAATAAACGGAACAATAAACTTTAAACCAGGAACATCATTTGCTATTTGTTGAAATTTTTTACCACCTGGCCCTAAATCATTTGTAAATGTTTGTGTTCTTGCAAAATTTTGTGCATCAAGATGTAATTCACCTGTTGGGTTATTAATTAAATCTACAACTCTTTCGGATAATTCTTTACCTTTTAATCCTTCGCTTCTTGCCTTTCTAAATGCTAAAGCATTAAGTTCCATCCTATATCCAATAGTCTTAAACAATTCATCTTCAGCGCCTAAGAATCTACCTGGTAATCTTATTAAGTTGCCTAGAAAATCAATGCCTTTAGCAAACATATTATCTTTATTAATGCCAAGATTCTGCGCAGAAATAGCACGATAATCTCTCATTTCCATTTTCATGGCAGGGTCAGTTGGCTCACCTTCTTTTAATGCTTTCCAGAATGGTCCTAAATCCCAGTTTCCTGTTTTAAAACTATATATTCTCAGTGCATCTTTTATGCCTTGTATTAGACCAAATGTTTGTGCGATTGCTTCTTCCATTTCAACACCACCATCTTTGCCAAACATTTTTCTACCTGCGCCTGCTAGTAATCTTTCTGGAATAGACCAAAGTGATACCATGGCATTAGATGTGACATTGACTGAATGCGTTGCAGGTGAAGACAAAAGACCATTAATCCAGACTTCAGTAATAATGTCTCTTGTAGAAGCAAGATGTACTTTACGAATTTTGCTATTCATACTGCCTAAATCATCAGCGTGTTCAGTAACAAACTCAGCAAGTTGTATAGCAACATCATCACCTCCAGAACGCTCAAATGCTTCTTGTAGTTGTGACCTATAAACTGCTGTTGTTTCACCAACTTGTTTGCCTGCAGGTATTCTAAATGCGTTTAATGAACGACCTGCTTCTGCAGACATTCCTGCTACTGACTGTTGAATACCAACATGCGTTGCTACCATTTGTCTAAATGCTAATTTTTCTTCTGTAGTTGCATTACCATCAAGAATTTTTTTAGACATTACTTTGAGGTTTTCTGCTGATTCGACTAATGCTAATCTAGCACCAGTAATTCTTTCTGGAGATACACCATCACCAAGTTTAAAACCTAATATATCTTCTAAAGCAACTTTATCAGATTTTGCTATTGTTTCTTGTTGTGATACAACACCACCTCTTGCTTCTACAAATTGGCCTTTCTGTTTACCTACATTGTCAATCAGTTGTAATACTTCATCACTTGTTTCTATATTGTCGAAGTTAATATTTCTTTGTGTTATATCTTCGCCAGATGGTCTGCCTCCTTCAAAACCTGTTTTTTCAGTAAGTATTTCTGCTGCTTTTTCTTCTTCTATTACAGGTTTAGTTGGGTCTATTGGTTGTGTTTCTACCTTCTTAGTTTGAACAGGTTGTGTTTGGTCTTGAACTGTTACAACTTCTTCTTTAGGCGCTAGTGGTTCTACAATATTATCAGCAACACCTTTACTAGATTTTGCTATGATTTCTTCAGTCTTAGTACCGCCAGTTTTTAAGAATGGTTCAATTAATTCTGCCCAAGGTGTTTTTGCCATATCTAATCCTTATAATTCCTTAAACCAATTCTTGATTTGTCTAACTTTCTTACCTGCACTTCCCTGGAAGTCTAGATATAAATCGGATGTCTTTTTAGGTATATCGCTAATACCTTTAATTCGTCTTATAGTAACATTTTTTTCTTTGTAATTATAAGAAGATATTTCTACTTTATCGCCTGTATTACCACCAATAAAGAATACTTGGTCACCTTCTACTTTAACAACAATACCAACATGTCCACTATTAGGTTTTAATTTGTATTTCTTCTGGTCTTCTTTAGAGTGCATCTTAATCATAATATCACCAGGTTTTGCATTAGATGTCTCTACACCGCTACCAATGTTTCTATATTCTTTTGCTCTGAGTTTCTGGTATTTATCTTTACCTGCAAATATATTTGTATCATATCCAGAGTCTGTAAGAACTTGTGATAAAAATGCTGCGCACCAAGCGTTCTTTCTTGCTAAGTCAGTATCTGATGTTCCTGGCGCAAAATCTCCCTCTACAGCGTTATTAAAGAAGTTTCTGATTGCTTGTTCGCCTTCAGTATCTTTTTCTCTTAAACCAATGTATTTGATTGCTGCATCTACAGGGTTTTGAGATGTTGCTATTGCTGCAACTGATTCTGCATTCGGTTTCTTGCCAACTGTTGTTGGTTGTATATTTTCTTCTGATACAGACATTTCTCCGACACCTACTGCTGCAGGAACGGATGCTTTGCCTGTATTAGAATTTATATTTTGATTAAGAAAGTCTTTGGTTACTTTCCTGAGTTCTTCCCTCTTTTGCTTAACGGCACTATTTGAACTCCCCCACGGTTGAACTTTCTTGCCGTCTCCTGACTGCCCAATCTGTAGCGCAATCTTTTCGTATTCTCTTTGTCCTGATTCATATCCTTCAAATCCTCCTATATACCCATCTTCTAATAATGTATTCTTATATAAATCTGCATCTATATCTAATACATCTGCAATTTTACCAGTAATTTCTAGGAATTTCTTATTATCTATGCCACCGAATGAAACATTTAATGCAATTAGACCATCTTTTGATGATGGTAACGCTATATCTGTAATACCTTCATCATCTAAAATCTTTTGTACTTTGACCATTTCTTCATTAGTAATAGGCCTTCCTAAATCAAATATTGCTTGGTCAGCATCATCCATATTCTTGATTGGAGATGCAAAATTAAGAGTAACAGCATCTTGGTCTTGTAAATAACCTTTCATTGCTGCTGCTTGTTTTATTTTGTCTAATGATTCTGGTGTTACTTTTTCAAAACCATCTTCATCAATATATGTATCTACTTTATATCTTGTTTGTCTAGATACTCCAATATGACCTTCAAAGTTAGATGGTGCTATTACATCATCAACAACTTCAAGTCCTATTTCTTTCTCAATGAAGTCACCTAAAGTATCATCTATTTGTTTTTGATATTGACTTTGTTTTTCTAAAGGTAGTTCTTTGATTATCCTACCTGCTTCTAATCCAGTAGAAGGTAATGCTTCTGATGACATTTGAACACCAAATGGGTTCTGTTCTTTTATAACATTTTCACCAACATTTGTTCTACCAAAGTTTTCAGTCATTTGTGTCTCTGGTAACTTTCTAGATAAATCATCTACTTTATCTAAGAAATTAGACATCCATACTTTTAATTGTGGGTCATTTTTAGCATATTTAACTGCTCTAATAGATAAATCAACAACAGCAGATAAAACACCACCTTCTACACTATTTACCGCTCTTGCTTTTAATCTTTCAAATGCAGTAGCATCTTCGCCAACTTTTGAATCCCAGTATTGAGTAAGTTCTGGCCATATATTATTTTCTTTTAATACAGTTCCTAGATTACCCATAGCAGGGTCAAATGTAGAATCTGCAAATCCACCTCTTGCTATCTGCCCAAGGAATGAAGAACCTTTACTAAACCCACCTACTGCGCCAAATATAGATAAGAATTGAGAAAATGTTTTAGTAATATTCTCTGCAGTAGAATCGCTTTGTTGTAATAGTTGTGGTATTTGTAAATATTCTTCTTCAGTGTAATTAGCGCCTAGTGCATTTGCTATATCTCTAGTTAATGAAAGAACAGCGTTTGGTGCATCTTGTATAACACCAGTAAATACACCTCTTGCTAATGGACTTTCTTCTTTAGCACCAACAACAAACGGTGCAATTAATGGCCAAACTAATTTCTTGCCGCCTTCTGGCAGCATTTCATAACCCTTTTCCAACATACTTTTATCTTGGCCTTGCAGTTCATTTCCATAACCATCAGATGTTTTTTGCGCTACTTTTACTGCTTCATCTGAAGAATTAAATACTTGTAATGGTCTGCCAGTGACAAAGTCTATTGGGCTATCTTGACTGTTTAACCAATTAGCAATCTCATCAATATTTACTTGATTACCAGACTCATTAACTGTTGGTGTATTAACCCAACCAAATTTTGTCTGTATAGTCTCTGTTTTTTCTGAGTAAGGGAAACCCTCAGAGTCATAAAAAATTGTCCTACCTGCGCTAGTTTTTGGCACATCTTCCATAGTAGGAACATCAGAAATAGTTTTTGTTTGTTGTGTATTAACAACATCAGTAGTAGGTATGTCGTTTTTTGGAAACTGTTTAAAAGTGTATCTGTTAGTCAGTTCTACAGATTCATCAGATGCTCTATTTATCTCAGCAATATCTTCATCTGGCAATCCCCATTCCATTAACTCAGCATCATTTCTAGCATTAATTGTATTTATATATTCAATGCTTGCATCATCAGAATATTGTGTTTGTACTATATTTTCTATTGCCATTTTTGTAGTGCTTCTAATTCGGTTTTATATTTTTCTGGGCCTATTTGTTGAGCATCTAAAAGATTTTTTAAATATATTTTAACTTTATTAATATCGTGGTCGTCTGCTGTACCAGGCCATAAAGAACTCCATTTTTTTCCACCTTTGTCTTTATTTTTATTGACTTCTGCTTGCTTGTTTTTCATATATTCAGACCATGCGTTATAAAACTCATTAGCAGTTCTATATACGACACCAATATTATCAATCATTTCGTCTAGTTCTAATTCCATCTCTAGAGAAGTTTCATTATCTACTGTAACTCCAAATGCTCGTAACATAGGATTAGAAGATTCATCTCTAAAAATATTAATTGTTTGTCTAGCAAGTTTTATCTTTCTATCAAATATTTGAGATACTTCTTTATCTGCTCTGTTTAAATACTCTTTGAGTTTATCAGAGTCTAATTTATCTATACCATTGAGAACCATGTTTTTTAACATATATCTAGACATAGAAGGGTCTGCAAAGGCTTGCTCTAATTGAAATACAAATTGTTGGTCTGTAACAATATCTTCGCCTGACTTTATTCTTTGTTTTAATTTGTTTCCTTGCTCTGGACTGATAAGTTTATTACCAACCCAATTATCAACTGCGCCTAATGTTAAAGAACCAGGATTTTCAATGATTTGATTAACAACACCAAAATAATAATTTTGTTGGCTTTCTTCTAGTTTTTCTTTTTCTATCTTTTCTTGTCTATCATTCTTCTTAGTAATATCATCAATAACTTGAGAAGCATGTTCAATCATATTTTCTCTGTCTTCTAAAGTGATTGTGCCTTCTGGAAATAACTGCATAAAGTAATTATCTTTTAAAAACTTATCTGTATTAAAAGTCAATTCATTCATAAATTTACTTGATGTATCGTTTTCTAACTCAATCTTAACCATGCTAGTTATTACACCTTTAAGTAAATTCCCTTTAACTTCATCTCGTATTTTGTTTCTACTAGACATAGGCATATCGTGCATTGTGCCTAATTCATCTAGTAAATTATTCATATCAGAAAAATCTTCAACAAATGACTCAGTATAAAATTGACTAGCACTACCATCTATTTCCATACCGTTGTTCATTTCAGAAATATAACTAGCAGCAGTATCATTCATATTTGTTGCAAGTGCTTGAATATTATTGGTTTTACTTGTTATTGCATCTGCATTTATTTTTTCTTGTTTCTTTTTAAATACATCTGCGCCTTTCATAGTAAATTGATAGACTAATTTAGACCTTGCTTGGCCTTTTAATCTATCTGGCACATCATTTAAATAAGTTTCAATAAACTCATTTTTGTTAGTTTCAAACAAATCATAGTCAGCACCAACTGTATTAGCAATCTTTGTTGCATTTTCTATACCGTCTGCTTTGACATTTGCTAGATAGTTATCATCCATTGCTGATTGTTCTTTAGACAATCTTGTGTCAATACGACTTTGCAATGTATTAGCAAAATTTGATAGAACGCTAGACAGATTCTGCAGTCCCTGTGCTTGTGATAAATCTGCACTTCCTGCACTAGGATTATATCTTGCTGTATATCTTGGTAATTCGTTTGCCATAACTAACTCCAATCTGTTCCTATTCTATTACCGATAATACCTGCACCACTAACCCAACCATTTGTAACTGCTTGATTACCTGCTGCATTCAAACTGTTAATTGTTCTACTTGTAGATGCTAAATCAGAACCTCTTTCTAAGAAATATTCATTAATTGAGTCTCGTCTTATTGCTTGTGGAGAACCAGTAACATAGTCAATTCCACGACCTGCAAATATTGCTCTTTGTGATGCTTGTACTTTTCTTAGATTTTTCAGTCTTTGTAATTCTCTTTCTTTTGCTGCAAATTCTTCTGCATCCGCTTTTTGTTTATAAGCAATTTGTGTTGCATATCCAGTCTGAATTGATGCTACTGTAGATACTGCTGTTAATGCAGTTGATAAAGTTTGTACTGCACTAAATGTACCACCAACACCAAAAAGTCCTGCGGTTGCTGCTGTTCCTGCTGTGGCACTTGCTGCTGCGCCTAATGCTAATGTTGCCATTATCCTGTCGCCTGTATTTCTAAGGTTAAACCTAACAATGTCATTGGCATTGGGTCAATCTGAGTAACTGTTACTTGTGATGTTCTCGAATAACCTAACATTGGCATTGTCTTAATTCCTGTAAAAACTGTTGGTGCAGTTCCTAGCACTCCAGAACCAAAACCTCTGTTTGGTAATGGTTTATCATTAATTTTAATACCTGATGATTCATATAACTGTGCAGAAACCTTCAATATTCTTCGTCTCTTAGCAATGATAGGTCCTGACTGAAATGTAACATTAACAGGCATTGTTGTAATTGTAACATCAAAGTTTAATCCTACCTCTATATCTTCACCTGCTCTGGCTAGTGTAATAGAACCAGATGAGGGAGTTGCATTATCCATCACCGAACCATCTGCTCTGACTCTGCATTCTTCACCATCAAGGTGGTCTAATCCAGAAACTGCTGTAGAAGCAGGAGAATTTGTCACCTGGACCGCAGAATCTGTGTAGTAGGTATTATCTAGTGCTTCAATAAAATATACCGTAGAACCGTCAATTTCGCGTTCTATGAAGAAATAAGGTATATCTTCTACAACTGCAACATCTTTAAACGACCCTGCTGTTGTATATCTAGTCCAAGCAGTAACTTTTTCTGACCTGTTTGTAATAAATGTACCTACTGTGCCATCACCATTGACAACAAATAGATAATTACCCTCATTCTCTACATCTCCAGTCTGTGCTGCCATAGATACTGGGTCATTTGTAATATGAGGGGCAAGCAAATTCACTTCGTTTGAGACATACGAGTCTTCCGTATAGGTGAATAAAAACTCACGAATCTGCTTACCGTTCCTTTGTACGAATACGGTTGCACCATCAACATTGATAGGTTTTACACCTTCTAGCGTACCAAATTTAGTTTGTCTTCTTACTCGTATGTTTGACGGTGTTACTGCAGTGTCCGCTGCTTCTGGAACAAAGAACTCACCACCAGATGTAAATACTTGTAAATGTCTTCCAGATATTAGATGAAATATCGCATTCACTTCATCTGTATCTAGAGTAATATCTATTGAATCATCATCATCACCAGTACCTCTATCAAAGTTATAGAAGTCACCAATGACTGAACCCCATAATGATTGAGGTCGTTGTGTTGAATTTGAGAACCATAATCTAGCATCATGGAATGTAACAGCACCAGGCCATCCATTTGATGCGTTCCATACAGGTTCTTCTAATAATGAATCAACACCAGAGATAGTATTATTGTTTGTAAACTCTTGCAGTAATGTACCTTCAATATATTGTGAACCAGATGTAGTTGATACGGTCTCAATTCTAATAACACCACCATTGCCTTCATACATACCACCAACATGGTCGGTTGTCACTGGATTAGCACCAGTAACATTTAATCTTGTTGTATCGCCCACTTTAGGACTTGATGTATGCAATGTAAAAGTTGCACTGTCATAATCTTGATTAAAGTCAAATGTAGGTTGATAAACAAAAGATATTGTGCTTAGTGTCCAAGTGCTATGTGAACCACCTCTTACAATTGTTCTAGGTGCATAGTCATTATGAGCAATAATTAATGTATCTGCTGATTGTGTGTATGAAAACTCTTTAATCTCTGTTGCATTCCAGGGTGTAGTCAGATAATCATTACCAGAACCATTGATATTAGTCTGTAATACACCATCTTTATAGACATACATCTTAGTATTAACAAAAACAAGTAAATATGTCTGCGTGATATTGAATTGAAATCTAACTAATCGGACTTCACTTTCAGTTAATGTATCAATGTATTTAAGTCCTGGTCTTCTTTTAACACCACCTTGTCCTAATACTACTGCATTAGTAATTTCTTCAGCACCTTTGGTGTAACCTTCATAGTCTATTCTTGCTGCTAAACGAGGGTCTAATTCACCTGCTGTGAAAGATGATTGTGATGCGACTGCCTTAGGCATTAGTACCTCGCATTAATAAGTGTAGAACCTTCTAACAATCCTGGGGCAATAGATGGAGTAGATTGTGAGTCCACTGTCTTTGCTTTTTGTAGTTGTCTCTCTGTCTGAGTCGCATAATACTCTGCTTTAGTAGATGATTCTGTTACTGGTATAGCAAATACTGATGCTAGTTTATTTACGAGCAAATCAGTGAAATATGCAGGCAAGAATGTTTCGTCAGGTTTGTATGTGTAATCGAGAATCATTGTTTTCTGGTTTGAATACAGTTTATCTGCATAGATTTGGAAATCATCGTTACCTTGGTCCACATGTTGTGCAACCAAGAAATCCGCAGGCAACTGATACGCATAATCCCACTGGTTTGTGGGAGTCGCTGTTAATCTTGATAATGTTGCCTTGGATGATGCAAATCTCCAGGGATGTAAGGTTAATAAATTCTCGTATGTTGATTCGTATAAGTTTGATGCAACTAATGCACCGTTCGAGTCTTCTGTAAATGAAGTAATTGTGTTCTCACCAATCATTAATAGTGCTTTAGAACATATATCAATCTTAGTAAAGTTTTGGACTGATGCCATATTTACCTCTTTTAGGAAAGGGCCACCCGAAGATGACCCTAAATGTATTAGTCGCTATCAGTAGCGGTTAATGCTAGTACATTGTTCACATCGACAGTAGTACCATCGTTTGAACTTACTAGGTATAAACCACCTGCTAGTGTGCCACCTGTAGAAGTGTTAGCAACAATAATGTCACCAACTTGCACATCACCTGCAACATCGTTGAAGTAACCTGCACCATCTACATCACCAGTAGCATCAGCAGTAGAATAACCCCACATACATGGAATGTTTGAATTTGCTGATGTTGTCAATCTAGCAAAATTATCTTTATTAAATGCCATTGTTATTCTCCTATATTACGCTTCACTAACTTGAACTTTAACAACGCCAGCAGTATCAATAGTTGCTGCACCTGCTTTGTACTTACCAAGAGATAACCAAGAAGTCTTCTCTGGAATGTAGTTCACTTCAGTTGAAATATCTAAACCAATAGCACAACCAACTGCTGACTTGTGAAAAGCAAAACAGTCACGGATGTTAGATGCTACTGTAAGACCACCTTCAGTACGAGTCTCCATCATAATGAAGTTGAAACCCATATAAGTGTTAATCTCACCAGACTGTAACGCACGAACTGTAGCGTAATCTGCTGAAGTTGCTTTTTCTTCATTCAATAAGTCAGTGATTGCTGCAGGAGATACAACGATGAATCTGTCGCTCATAGGAACGCCATTATCATTTAGTGCTTCTGCTGCTTGAGTTAGTTTAGCAATAGTTAGACCTGCTGAACCATGAGCAATAGTGTCACCTGCTGACATAGCATCAATGATTAGTTGGTCTGCTCTACGACCCATAGCACCTGCGATTGTAGTCGCTAGTTCTCTACGCTCGTCAAAGTTTACCTCTGCTGCATCAAAGATGTCTGTGTACTCACCTGCTACCCAGTTCTCAAGAGTAACTGGTACTTTAGTGTGAGTGATGTCCATAGGTGTTACA